GATATGCTCAAAGAAAGAGCAGAAACAGGCCGTATCTACATAATGAATATTGACCATTGTAATACTCATTCTAGTTTTAAAGATAAGATTACAATGTCAAATCTATGCCAAGAAATTACATTACCAACAGACCCTATTCAACACATTGATGGTGCTGGAGAAATTGCATTATGTATTTTAAGTGCATTAAATGTAGGTAAGATTAATAATATCGAAGAACTAGAACCTTTATGTGAACTTGCAGTAAGAAGTTTAGATGAGATTATTGACCATCAACTTTATCCTGTTAAGGCTGCCGAAGTATCTACAAAGGCAAGAAGAAGTTTAGGTATTGGTTATATTGGTCTTGCACATTATATTGCTAAACATAAAGTTAAGTATTCAGATAAAGAAGCATGGAAGTTAGTTGATGAATTAACAGAAGCATTCCAATTCTATCTATTAAAACATAGTAATGTTCTTGCACAAGAAAAAGGTAAGAATGATTACTTTGATAGAACAAAATATTCCGATGGTATCCTCCCGATTGATACTTACAAACCCGAAGTAGATGAAATCGTTAAACGAAAACTCAGCTACGATTGGGAATGGTTAAGAAAAGAAATCAAAAAACATGGGCTGCGACATAGCACACTTTCAGCTCAAATGCCATCAGAATCCTCTAGTGTGGTATCTAATGCAACAAACGGCATTGAACCACCTAGAGATTATTTAAGTATTAAAAAATCAAAGAAAGGTACTTTAAAACAGATTGTACCTCAATATGCGACATTAAAGAATAATTATACTTTATTATGGGACATGGCTAGCAATGAAGGATATATAAATATCGTTGCAGTAATGCAAAAGTATTTTGACCAGGCAATTAGTGGTAACTGGTCTTACAATCCCGAAAATTATGAAGACAATCAGGTGCCTGTATCAGTAATGGCTCAAGACCTTTTGTCAACTTATAGATTAGGTTGGAAGACTTCTTATTATCAAAATACATATGACGCTAAAAAAGATATTGATGAACCAACACATCCAGTAGGTTGGGCAGATAATGTAAAAGAAAATCCAGTTGAACGAACAGAGTTTAACGGTACTGACGAAGAATACGAGGAGTATTGCGAGTCTTGTACAATATAGAGAAAGGTAAACTATGGCATATTTGTGTGTCAATACACCTCATGTTGATGTGTATGTTAAGAAAGAGTATCTATATGATGGCAACAAAGGACATGGTGAGTTTGTCGAAGGAGTATGGGTAACAGCTAAGTCAATACAAGGTAGAGCATTATACTTTGAAACTTATATTCCAGAGTATGGCGCTTTGTATGATAAGTTACCAATAAGTGCATTTGTATGGAAAAAAGATATACAAGAAGATGTGCCGTTGACAGAATTACAATTATGGGATTGTTTTAGTTATGATATTACAATTATTGAAAAACAAATGCTTTCAGGTAATCAATGTAAGTATTTGTCGCCAAGTAAAAAATGGTATAAAGGTTGGTATATGTTTACAATAGACAATGCTAACTCAACAAATTTAGAAAGAAATGTGACTTATAGTGAAGTACCTAGTCAACATAAGTCATTTAATATATTGAAATTAGAAAATGGTTACTTTGCAGCTCAACCGAACAACAGAGTAATATTTTATGATAAGAGTTATACTCCTAGTGAGTTGAAGTTTCCAGACTTCAATGTGTCCACCAAAGAGTATAGTGTAGAATGTGAACAAAAGTGGACAGCTGGTGATGACGATAAGTTTTTTTATGATTTAGAGGAGAGAAAAGAATAATGGCAAAAAATGTATTTAACAGAGAAAAAGGTTTAGATGTGACCAAACAACCAATGTTTTTTGGTGAAGACCTACAGGTTCAACAATATGCGGATATGAAATATCCTATATTTGATAAGTTGAATCAACAACAGTTAGGGTATTTCTGGAGACCTGAAGAAGTATCGTTACAAAAAGATAGAAACGATTACTTACAACTTAATGAACAACAAAAGTTTATCTTTACATCAAACCTAAAATATCAAACTATGTTAGACTCTGTACAAGGCAGAGGACCTTGTTTGGCATTTTTACCATTTGTATCTAATCCAGAATTAGAAGGCTGTATTGTTACATGGGATTTCATGGAAACAATTCACAGTAGAAGTTACACATATATAATTAAAAATTTATATTCAAATCCAAACGAAGTATTTGATACTATCATCACAGATGAAAAGATTGAAGCTAGAAGTGCCTCAGTTACAAAAGCATATGATGATTTAATTGATATGGGTTATAAATGGCACCTTGATAAAAGTAAGGTCGACCTTTATGAACTTAAAAAGAAAATGTATCTTGCAATGGCAACTGTAAACATTTTAGAAGGCCTTAGATTCTATGTTTCATTTGCGTGTTCATTTGCATTTGGTGAACTTAAAATGTTAGAAGGTTCTGCTAAGATTATTTCATTTATTGCTAGAGATGAAAGTCAACACCTTGCAATGTCGCAAACTATCATTAATAATTGGCATGATAGAAATGATGACAAAGATATGTTAAAGATTAGGAAAGAATGTGAGAAAGACCTATATAAAATGTATGATGACGCATTGAACGAGGAGAAAAGGTGGGCAACATATCTATTTTCCAAAGGAAGTATGATTGGACTATCCGAAAAACTGTTACACCAGTTTGTAGAATATATGGCCAATCGAAGAATGAAGGCAATCGGCCTTACACCACAATACGACCAAAAAACAAATCCACTTCCGTGGGTAGACCATTGGCTGAATTCAAAGGGTACACAAAACGCACCACAAGAAACAGAAATTGAATCATATGTTATTGGTGGTATTAAACAAGATGTTAAGAAGGACCAATTTAAAAAATTTAAACTATAATGGTTGAGAAAAGAATAAAAAGCTGTTCGTCCTGCGAAACTAAATATACCGTAGCATGGGATATTGAGGAACAAGATTTGGAACCTCTTACTTGCCCATTTTGCGGATATGAGGTAGACAATGAAGAAGACCAAGAAGAAGTCTGGTCAAACGACAGCGACAGTAACGAAGACGATAATTGGAATTGATTATAGTTTAACAAGTCCTGCTATCTGTGTAAATATAGATGGTGACGCAGGCTTAATGTTTTATTATTTGACTTCTAAAAAGAAGTATATCGGAATGATGAGTGAGGAGATTGTAGGTTATGAACATAAAGAATGGAAAGACCCGATTGAAAGATTTAAATATATATCTGACTTTGCATTGGATATTATTTCTCCACTCATTAACCCTTTGGTATATATTGAGGGTTACTCCTTTGGTTCAAAAGGTCAAGGCATATTTCAAATTGCCGAAAACTGTGGAATCCTCAAGTACAGATTACAAGAAGAACAAATCCCTTATGATACAGTTGTCCCGAGTGTGGTTAAAAAAGGCGCTACGGGAAAAGGAAATGCGGACAAAGAAATGATGTATAACGCATTTGTAGCTGAAACAAATATTGATTTAAAATCTATTTTAGAAACAGATAAAGTTGGTAATCCTGTTTCAGACATTGCAGATAGTTATTTTATACAAAAAGTTGGTTATGAGAATAGTATTAAGAGCACAAAAATATCCAGATAGTTTATACGGCGATATACAAGAGTTTGATTTAGACGAAATCAGATGTGTGCCTAGAGATGAGTGGTTAAGAAATAGAATGGATGAATTTAATTATTGGTCATCATTTGAAAACCACGGCATGATTTATCCTATTTTAGTTTCACCTCATACGGAAGATTGGGTACAAGGCATTCTTCTACAAAAATCAAACAGCAAATTTAAAAAACCTCATCACATTAAAGCAAATGGTGAAGTAAGACCTGGACTATATGTACAGGCTGGTAACAAAAGAGTATATTGGGCAAAAGAAAAAGGTTACACACATATAGAGGGTTATCTAATTACAGACAAAGAAAAAAAATCAAAAATAAAAACAGAAACACATATTGGTCACGGAGATATACCTAAATGAAATTATATAATAAGGAGATAATATGAAACTACAATTAATAAAAGGTTGGTACTTACCTGATTGGGACAATCACTATGAAGGTATGTTGAAAGAATATAATGGTAAGTTTGAAT